TTCCTTTTGCATAAACATCAATGTCCTCTTCACCTACCTCAAGCCTTGAAGGAAAAACCCTTTCTCCTTTTTCAATAAGACTCTCCGAAACCATAGTTTGTGCTTCAGCGGGAATGAACCTTTTCTTCCCAACATTTCTAAAATCTTGGAGATTAGAAATCGGAACTGTTTCCTGAGACATACTACTTACGGGCAAGTCGCCTAGATAGATAGGACCAGATTGTCTGCTGAATTGCGGGAGCTTGTTCCAAGCTGCTGTAGGACTGCCAGCTTTCGCCACGGGTGGGGGCATCGCCATACTAACACTACCGCCTGTCTGCATCCTGACGATACCACCGTCAGCCATCGACAAGGTCCGGCCGCCCTGTGGGTTCATAGCGTCCCTGGTCACTGCATCAATAAGAGAGGGCGAAGACGCCATGATGCCAGCGGGTCCAGCGTTCACGGCGCCGCCATTACGAAACATCTTACGATTGGCTATGGTTTTTCTCATCAGGCTGCCGCCTTCTTGAAGATGGAGCCAAACGGATTGTCCAAAGCCTTGTTGATGCCAAGGCCGGCGATCCCCGCACCAATGGCTTGGGACCACGGACTCGCTGGCGGATCATCTGGTGCCATAGTCTGGCTCGAGGTTGCCGAACCAATGGCTGGTTTGAACTGGTCACTTAGCCAACCAATCCGCGTGTAGGGCTCCATCTGCTGCTGGAGGGTGTTCCGTCTGGTAGCGTCCAGTTCCATCTGTGACTGCTGCTGGCTTAGTCCACCAAGCTGCGACAGCATCTGAACATCCTGGGCGCCAAGAGACTGCTGCAAGCTACCAAGGTTTGCTTGCGACACGCCGAATTGACCAAGCGCCCCTGCCAATCTAGCAGATTCTTGAGAGGTGGCTTGACCAAGGCCAGCCAACAGGGAGGCTACTCCTTGCTGGCGTTTCTGTTGGTTTTCAAACGCCGTCTGGGACGCATTCAATGCTTGGTTATAGTTCTTGGAGTAGTCCTCAAACGTTCTGCGGCTACCAATGTCCAGCAAATTGCGGCTGAGTTCCCCTAACTGAAGACCTCCGCGATCTCCCCCAAGCGCACCAGTTCCAGCCTGACGGGCTCTGAGCTTGGTGCCGGCAATGTCGCCCTGACGAGTGAGTTCCCCTAGAGCCTGTTGCGTAACCATCCTCTGGTAAGGGTCCATGAAGGACTGCATGGTCGCTGCATCTGGAGCGTACATGCCTGTAGTGCCACGGCCTGTCGTACCAGCTTCCGTGAAATAATCTGTAACAGTGGGCTGCGCCCCTTCAAGAATGCCTTGCCCTGCCGTGAATGCAGATCCAGCCGTCTCTAAGTAAGGCTCAAAGGCTCCAATTCCAGCTTCGCCAGCAGTAATGGCTTTCGATGTAAGGGGGTCCATTCCCGCAACTTCATAATCAGGAAGATCAAGAGGCGTCTCCCCACGGGCAAGAGCCATATCAAGAATCTTTTGCTGTATCTCCTCGAGATACGGTGCCTGTCTGACAATGCTTGTTGTTTCAGCCATTATCCTGCTCTCTCAAATTGCCGCATAAGTTCGTACATGCGTCCTGCTCCACCAGCGCCGTCTACCGCTCTCTCGGTAAAGACAAACTCACCGTCTGATAACATAGCGGGAATACTATCAGATGTGCCGGTCCCTGGTCCGTTGACCATTCCACCACGCGCACTGTAAATACGTCCAAACCTACTCAATTGGTGTTCTTGTGCCTGTGCTGGTGTAAGACCCGTAATCGTAGCTAATCGATCTGCTGTGTAGGAAGGAGAAATACCAGCTTCCCTCAACAGTTGTTGATTTTCTGGTAATCTCTTTTCTTCATCGGTTAACTTTTTCCATTGATCATAAGCACTTCTACGGGGATCCCCTATAGGAAGCTTGGCTATTTGCTCCTCTTCTGCTGGACTCATGGCAAAAGCTAAAGCCCCTGGAATCAAAGCGGATGCTGCTTTGCCCATTAAATCTGACGTAAAGGGTCCACTACCCGCTCCTGATGCTGCGGAGCCAGAAGCTTGAGCGGGAGTACCAGATGGCTGTACGGTTCCAAATGGGGGATCCGCTTTAATACCATGCATTGACTGTGCGCCCCCTTGTGCATCATACCTTGGGAGCAGTGTTTCCGTGTTAAAGCCGCGTGTGCCTTGATTCACATTACCAAAAATACCTTGCTGCAACGGATTGGTGGGTCCAGAACTAAACAGGTTCCCCGCCGCCGTAATCGGAGCCATAGCTCCTTGCTTCAAGCCCTCAAAGAAACCAGCGGAACCCTGTCCAGTAGAAGCGTCCATAGCGCCCATGATCCCTGAACCAACGGTCTGCGCTCCATACGCAAGGGCAGCTTGCTTAAAGGCATCGCCCCATGACCCTCCTGTCAGTTTGGCCGACAGAGCAGAGGCAATCGGTCCACCGATACCAGGCGCAATCATGTTTCCGATAATCGGAGCTGCAACGGGAAGTACTTTTTTGAAGATCTTTTTGACGGCCTTGAAGATCTTTTTAAAGAAAAATTCTGGCTGGCCTGTCACTGGGTTGATGGAATTAAATTCGCTGCCTACCACATAGCGGTTGGGGTTCTCGATCCCCATCATCTTCATCTGCCAGAGAAGCTGGTTCTTCAGTCCCGGATTAGCATCGAGAACTTCCCTTGGAACAACCGTCTCACCTTCGGCAGCATGGACCATGAAAGAGTCACCATACCGGCCCAGAGTAGCCAACCCATTGGCCAAGGATTCAACGGTAGGTTCCCCCTTATATTTAGGTTCCGCATATTCCATCATGATACCTCTAATACACTGGCAACCGCATAGATCTTGGATGCTACATCACAGTTAAGTATTAGCGTATCACTGGCCTCTAGGGTAAAAGGTCCAGTAAGGGACGTATCAGACAATGTTGTCAGGCTTTCTTTAGCTAAAGTAGCTGTGACCGAAGCCGAACTGTCTGTTATTTTAGGGTACACCACTATAGTGCCTGAATGACTGTTGTACAAATGTATGTTCTTGACAACGGCTTCCGTGACATCGGGACATGTGTAAATGGTAACATCTCCAGTAGACCCCACTAACGTAACTATGTTTTTATATGCAATGGCCATTAGCTCATGAACCAAGAAATACTGTGTGTTTCATCTTTCCCACTGACCACGGAAGGGAATTCCTTGTTCGTTAAAGACCGCTCTATGTCACCAAGGATAAGCTCAAACGTATCCACTTCATACGACACAGGGGCTTGCGGAAGCTCGTGATCTAATAATCTAGCCATTACCGCCTACCATCAGGACGAAGTCCTATCCGTAGATCCCCTAACGTCCATCCCAGATCCACAGAGTCACTTTCAATACGCACAACGGCTTGTCTGGCTCGGGCTCGAACAAAGGATTGCTGAGTGCTGCTGGTAACGGTGCTGGTCGAATTCGTGGTCAAGGACTCAAGGGGATAGTTTCTGGTTTTAAGAACGTAATCAAGGGATCCAGAAGAATCTACGCTAGTGTCCCGCATAGCAACGTCAGGGATAAGCCTGTTCACGAACATAAACTGTTCCCCATCCCCCAGGTCAAAATCAGCGGACTCAATATAGGAACTCATGGCACTCCCATCATTGTTCTCGCCACTTTCTTGAACGTAGATGTACTCTACCTCACTGACAGAACCAGAAGCTCGGGGGTTTTCATGAATGCCTTGATCCACCCAAGCAGTTCTGGCCAGGGTTCCAATGTCCCACACACCTTCCGTATGGTTGAACTTAACGTAACGGTCTATTTCAGTGGAGTCAGCAGATGCGTAAAACCAAATCACTTCATCGAACATATTGTTAGAGGCGCCAAAGAACTTGTGGTTTTGGTCTGCATTAATGTCGGAAAACACGTATTGAAGAACACTGCACGGAATAACTTGAAAGCGCCCAGAGTAGACGTAGAAATTATCACGCCCCATCCAGAAGACCTTATCTCCCACAGTGACCGCCGCGTTAAGACTTATGACGGACACGTTGCTGGCAACGAGGGCAAACGAGAAAATGTCATCTGGGCCAACAAAACGCATGGCGTGAAGGTTTACATCCGTCCAAATGAGGATCTCTTGTCGGGTCTTCACAGCAGTAATGATTTCAGATCCAGCCGAAAGACGAATACCGCCAGCGGTGTTCGTGGAAGTAGGCGTCCAGTTAAACGGATCTTCTTGGTTGGACCACCGTACTTCGAGCAAGTCCTGGTCTGTCTCACTTCTTGGATTACATGCGAAGGCAACGACATGACGATCCGCCGTGGACATCATAATCTTACGGGCAACCGTTGGGGCGTCCGAAGCACCTGACGGCTGGTCTGCAAAGGAAGAAGCACGGGCGCTTGTTCCTAACGTCTTGTCCCAATAGTACGGGGTTCCGTCATAGGCATTGAACATAAGGTCTTCGCCCCAATTATCCTGGGACCATAGACGTATGTTGGAGCCTGCCGTTGTTGTTATATCAGCAGCTTCGCCCCATCCTACAAAGTCATGGGCTTCTTTTACCGCCGTCCCGTCAGCATGAGCCGCTGCCGTTGTTCCACGAACCTCACGCACCACCCCCGCATCCAGGGTCTGTGACGTTTTGCCCGTATACTGAATCAGTTCTTGCTCAATCTGAATCAGTCCGACATAGGTTGCGGTATCCCCACTCGTATGAGCCGCTGCCGTAGTGCCATCCGTTTCACGGGTCAAATCAGATAAGGTGTTGCTGGTGTTGTTGCCGTAACGGATCTTTTCACTGTTAATAAGAACAGTTCCCTGAGAGGGGAAGCTTGAAGAATCGGCTAAAGGAATGGAGGTACTCACATCCGTTAAGTTTGCTGTAATAGTAGTTGCAGCCGTATCAAAATCCGCAGCAGACGTTAAAATTATAGAGGTTGCAGAATCACTTATTAAACCATTAAGCGTGGTTTCCGAATACGTCTCAACTGAGCCGCCCCACAAACCTGCGCCCCAGCCTGTGCCAGGAACCACGATCCCAAGACCTGCGCTGATTTGATACGCCGCTTTGACAGAAGACCCTCCTCCAGCCGTGCTGCCAGACCCTGCGCTGCCAGCCGTTGAAACCGTATAGCTGTTAGGATTAACAACAGTGAGTTCAAATTCCAGGTTGAGTTGGGCAGCGGTAATGCTGTCTGTTGTTGTGGCACCGGAAATTGTTACATAATCCCCGCTTCGCGCTCCATGATTAGTGTCGTTAATCGTTACAACACCACTTGAGGCCGTCCCCGTTACAATAGGATCCGTTCCCAAAGTTACTGTCTTTCTAAGGGGGGTTATGTCGTTATATGTGCCGCCTTCCTCTATATAAAATTTAGCTTCGGTCCCCAACCCCATGTACTTAGAACCATCCATTGCAGCCCAGGTGTGTAAAGATCGAGTTGTGCCAATAATAGTGTTTGAGCTAAGTTTGACCCAGCCCCCCATCTTCTCAGGGCGCCCTTTCCTAAACCGAATTAAATCGGAATCATACCAGCCGTTCTCTGCTGCATAGGAAGTGGATTCTCGATTAATTCCAGGCTTGAAAGTGACCTTTGTAAGAGGCATTAAATTTTACTAACCAATAATGCAATTATTGTACCCATAGCTCCCAACAAAAGAGCCGTACCCGTCATCATAACTGTTTCAAGACGCTTTAGCCTTGCATTGACCTGAGAATATCTTTCCTCACATAAGGTCACATGCATAGCTAAATCTTCCATCTCACTCATTATCGGGCCAGTCATGCATAGGAGCGTTACCTGTAGCCTTTCCATCACTATCGACAGGAACTACAAACATCGCTTCAAGGGCCGCAACATCCGAACATGCATTGATGGCGGCTTCTATCTTGTCGCAAGCGGCTCTGACCTTATCGCGATAGGTGGAAACCTTGGACGAGAGAGCGGTGGTTTTTTCGGCCAATCGTATAACGTACCAATCGGTTTGAGAAAGGAGCGACTTCGCGGTTCTTTTAGTGTTGGCTACCCAGACACTTTTCAGTCCTGGTGCTGTGATTCCGTCTGTTGTTACGTCATCCATACTTTTAGCCGTTTTGGTTTTCCATGCGCCCGTAACCGCATCCGAACCAATCGTATAACTGAAGTTGGTATATTTATGAAAACGCTCATCTATACGAGTTTCAGAATAGGGGTAAACCCCAATAGCTTTTAAGTCAGAAGCACTCCAAGAAGTAAAAATATTGGGGGGATGTCTGATATCATCAATAGTGATAGATTGTCCTCTGCGAACAATCTTAGCTACTTGATCTGCTTTAACTATAGCCCACATAACTTACCTCGCTTTCGCCTGTGCGACGCCACTACCACCAAATGGATTTTCTGCGAATGCAGCGTATACATAGGTATCACCGTCGCCATTTGTTATTGTTTCACCGCCACGGACTTTGAACCCATTAGCAAGAAAATCAAATTGATATTCTGCCGCAGATGCTTCCCCAGCAGAACTATCAGCCCATAAATTCGCTTCCAATACATTATAAGGATCTCTTGCCATATCCCCAATAGACCATGAACCTGTACCACCAATAGCTCGTTTCACTATAATCCAAGCAGGTTTGAATCCCAGATAGATAAATGGCCCATCAGCTTCGTCGTTTCCAATATAGCTACCGAACTTTGAAAAGCCCTCAACTGAGTGGAATGCGTACATGACCTGTGCAGCACTAGAACCGTTTAGACCACCCTCAGTACCAAGGCTTATCACTGACGAGGTAGGAGCCGTTGAGTTCCAGATCGGGCCATAAGAGGCTTCCGCAGCAGTCTCATCAAGGTTGAGATAATAC